TGGCTAGTCTGATCCCAAAGGGCTAGATGATCCATCTAGACATTGGTAAGATCTCGCCTCTTGAGCGGGTCCATGGCTTAATAACCCATGTTGAATACTATCTCCCAGACCAGGATTACTGCGGGTGAGATTCCCAAATTAATGGCAACGATAGTTACTTCCTATACCAAAGGTCACTTCGGTTCCAACCGGAGGATGGAACGTGGTACTCTTCAGGCTTAGGATATGGTAAAGTTGCTCTCACGAGCGTAAAATATCCTGCCCCCGTCCGAAAGGATTGGGGTGGGAGGGTTCTACTACTATGTTCTTCGTCGTGAAGAACAACCACGGAGGTTAATCACCTGGGTTTCACCGCCTGCCTGCAGCCCGGCATCCCTTACGGGGGATGTTGGAAACTGAAGCAGTAGCATGGAGAAATCCAATGTTAGGTTGATTATTATTATAATTAAACTAACATGACACTAAAATCAGTTTTACAACTGAAGATAGCGTCGGCTATTTGGCAAAAAGCTGTAAAAAGCTTTTCACGATTGTCGGGCTTGCTCATTAGAGCAGTCCCGATGATCGTTGGTGGACAATCCCGTGGTTGGGTAAAGGCTATGTTCCACTTCGCTCGGCTGGTAAGCCGGATAAGGAAGAATCAGGGATCTAAAGTGTTAGCAATCTTTTTGAAAGCTAATCAATTGATCATCCAGAGAGTAATCTCTGGATCCAAACTAGTTTCAACTAGGTTGGCAGGTTCTGCAGTATCCGTGACTAACACAGGTATCCCGAGATGGATTCCATCGAATCACCGAAAGCTTTTGCTTAAGGGTTCGAGATCTGTGATAACCTTCTACCTTGTGTTGTGTACTCTTTATCGAGTGCTTGATTACAAGGGGAAGCTATCACTTTCAACGATCACTGATATTGGAGTGCCTATGGAGAAATTTCTCCCGGAGTGGAAGACTTTTGTTAAGAAAGTCTTCATGCCCCGTTTAGGCCTACTGGGTGTAAATCCAGTACCAGTAACAGGTCGAAGAAAACAGGGACCCTCTACACCCGTAGGGGTCTCTGAAGATCCTAGGATTTTTGGAAGCTTAGCTCCCATAATCCATTGGAATTTCAAATCGGGTCCTAACTCCTTCATAACTAAGTTACTAAGTATCGGTAATGCTTGGGTTGATCTACTAGCTCTTATCGAGCGACCAGATCTCCTAGCTAGAATCGAAGCACTTAGGGCTATGACGGGTGGTGGATTGTTAAAATCCCTACCATTTTTTGACGACGCATGTCGTCATTTGGATAAATGGTGGGATAAAACCAAATTCCACCGCCGTATGAAGAAGAAGGAGCTCGCTCCTCTTCCTGCTCTCCCACCTCAATATGAAGTGGGGAAACTTGGAGTTGTGGAGGAACCTGGAAAGAAACGGATAGTTGCCATGGTAGATGTCTGGACACAATGGATGTTCTATCCTTTGCACCGGTTCTTCTTTGACAAAGTCTTGTTTTTTATTAAACAAGACGGTACTTTCGATCAGGTAAAACCTGTCGATCGTCTGCTTGAAAAAGCGGAAAAGGAGGGCCGAACGCATTTTTGGTCTTTTGACCTTAGTGCGGCTACGGATAGACTTCCAATTGTTATTCAGACGGTGTTACTGGGAGCATTCGCTTCAGAGCGATATGCGACCCTATGGGCCCAAGTCTTGACGTGCAG